TGGATCACCACCCCATAATCCCCACGCAATTCGACCAGCACTTGGAAAACCGTCCTCATCTGGTGTGAACCCTTCGCCATCCTTGTCCACCTCATGTCGAGCTAGGTAGCTATAAACTCGCTTCCATGTGTCTTCGCTCAGCTCGCCATCTCTGATGATCTGATTCGCTCTTGTCACACCGACTTGAGTGCCCCCGCGGTTGTACTCTTCCCGCCATGCGAGTGCTTTCTCTGCTTCTTCGACCATGCCATCTGACACACTGAGATCGATCTCTGCTCTTGCTGGCTCAGTCATGCGAGCGCTGATCGAGTAGGGACTTCGAGTGTCTTCGTCTTCCTGCTCCTCGTCGATCGCTGTTCGCACTTGCGGTCGAGAGATCTCATCGGCTAGCCCAGCGTTCATCGCTTGCTCAGCATTGAACCAAGTCTCATCCTTCATCAACTGCAACCAAGCATCGACATCAGTCACCACTCCGTTCGCTGCCGATCGACTCGCATACACATCGGCGATCTCGCGAGCGAGAGCATCTAAATGATCAGCGACAGTGCGGAACCCGGAGGCGTTGCCCATCGCGACAGTCCACGGATCATGTATAAACAGCTGAGCCTTTCGGCGCATCACGATCGTATCCGCTGCCATCGTGATCACACTAGCGATCGACGCTGCGACAGCATCGACGATGATCGTAGTCTCACCGCTTCTCGCTTCGATCTGATTGAAGATCGACAGTCCTTCGCTCACTACGCCGCCAGCGCTGTTGATGATGATCTTGATGTCTTCGCCTTCGAGATCTGCGAACGCTTCAACGAAGTCATCTGAGCTGAAGCCGCTCTGCCCTTCGTATCGTTCTTCGACTACTCCGCGAGCATCGATCACTTTGCTTTCTAAGTTGACTCTGAACATCTAGCTTCTCACATCATCGAGGATCTTGGTTGTAAGTGCGTCAGCGCGATCGCCTTGCTGTCTCATGTGATTCATGACCGCTTCGCATGGCTCATCACTGTTGATGGTGACGATCTCGCGAAGTTGTCTCGATGTCTCGTCGCAGTACTGAGCAGCGATTGCGCTGTTCGCTCCGAGATCTTCCACTGCGGTTCCCAGTGTGACGGACCATGTGTCATAGAACTTCGCGAGCCACTCGGCATAGTTCTTGCGATCGACGCTGAGGCGCTCATCTTCGATCTTAGTCATGCGTTTGATTGTGTTTCGAACTACACCTTCGAATAGTGCTGTTTCGCGCTCGCTCTCGATGTCTTCACCGCTGTCGTCATCACTGACAATGATCTGCTCAGTGCTGTTCGTGGTAGTGTTCGGATTCGTAAAGGTTTCGAGCTGAGGATCATCGATGTAGTTCAGATGGTGCATCCCTCGCCCTTCGTTGCCACTAATCAATCCTTGCGCTCGTAGTTTGCCGGTGTAGTCTGCCATGGCATTCGGATCACCCGATAGGAATGCGGTTGTGTCGAACTTGAAGTACATATCACCTCGCTGCTTTTCTTCTTCTGTCAGAAGTTTCAGCGTCATCTCTTGCTCCCACTTCGTAAGCCAGCGATTCAAACAGTTGGCAAGGTAAGCCGCATTCCGTTCAGTGATGCTCTTGTAAGTCACGCCGCTCGAATCGCCCAGAATGTTTTCGAGGTTCATGATCAGTGCGATCTCCTCCCGATTGAAGATTCGCTGCTGCAAGAACTGCGCATCGCTCTGACTGATCGGCAGAACTCTCGCTGTGACACCTTCGCGAAGCATCGCGGTTCTTCCAGCGTTGTCGATGCCTTTCACATTCTGATCGAACGAGTCGAGGAACTGTTTCGCCTTCTGCGGATCTCTGAACTTGCCGACTGGTGCTTCGAGAATGATGCCCGGTCTGCCAGCGTTCACGAACGCTTGTCCTGCTGCTTGCTGACCAGCGAGCCCCAGTCCGATGATCTCGCGACAGATGTGAATCAGCGAATAGCCCCAGACACCGTTCCATCCGAACCCCTGAATGTGAACACAGTCTTCATCTGGTATGTAATAGACTCGACCGGGTTGCTCGAAGAGTTCGTTCTGGGTGTAGTCGTAAAGATCAGGCGCGATCACCATCGTCCACTTCTTGCCATCGACGAGCATTGTTCGTGCTGACTGCGGCAGAATCGGAATAAGTTCTACGGGTCGCTGTGCTTCATCTCGAACGATCGCCATGCGACCATTCCCCATCAGCAGAGTGTGACCTTGAATCTGTTCACGCTGAACAGCGGCAGTCTGATAGTCGTTCGGTCGCTCGATCAGGCGCTGGCGCGGATCATCTCTTAGCCACTCGGTTGTGAGATCGCTCGTTCGTCTCATCAGTTTCAGTGGCATCGTAGCGATGTGCCCGCTGATCTTGTTCACCGCATACCACAGCGGCGCTAGCCCCATGGCAGTGTACGGATTCACCGTCATTCCGACTGCCGTGTTATTTCCGCCCAGTGCATCGATCAGCCACTCTTCGGGATCACTGATGCCGCTTGTCGCTGAGTTCATGGCGCCCATGACATCGGCGATCACTGCTTCAAGTTCTTTCTGCTCGTTCATCATTCTCTCAAACTATGATTAGGTTCTCATCTGTGGATCTGCCCGATGAACTCATCGCGCGCCGATATGCCATAACTAAACTCACAACTCCGTCGATCTTGTCTGCCGACTTCCGCTTGTCAAGCATCCACCGATCCTGACGATCTCGACATGCTACTGAGTTGCCGATCATCCACCGCAGCACTGGGCAACCGTCTTGCACCAGTCGCCCATCTGTCATCGCTTGCGTGAAGTCATTGAGCGGTTCATTGAACATGGCGAACGTCTGCGGCATACGAGCGACGAGCAGTCCTTCTTGTTCGAGATCTTCGGCAAACTGCTGACCATTGTGAGGATCGTATGCGATGCCATCATCGAACTCGAACTCATAGCTCGCTTCAAGAATGTCGGCTTTCATGTCAGTGATCGGGTACTTGCACAGCTTGATCCTGCCTTCATGAATCCAGTTCGCGAATGGTGGCGCCGTGAGATCTCGCTCAGTGTCTTCGGCGATGTAAACGAAAGATCGACACTCGTAGCGATAGACGAAAGGCGACTCATGCTCGTCATCAGTATCGCTTTCTTCGTCCGTCTTCCTCCGATGTTCGAACCTTGCGACCATTGCCCAAGCAGCGAAGTCGTCTCGACCTCCTAAGTCAACTCCGACACCGATGGCATCAGCTTCAAGCCAGTCGCTCTGCTCAGTTGCGCATGTGTCCCATGCTTCAAGATTGAACGCTTGCTCTGATGATGTAACGAGCCGATTCCCGTGGTATCGGGTGAAGCGATTCACTGCGAGTCGAGTCGTCGCTCGCTCTGCTTGTTCCTTCAAATAGCTTTCTTGAACACTCACCCCGATGTTCGGATTCGCCTTCTGCCAAACATCAGGATCAAGCGGATCATCGTCTTCATCTGTCTCGTAAACGAGAGCGAGAAGTGATTCGTCCTGATAGTCGTTCGCTGCCACTGCCTTCGCATGTCGATACTCTTCGAGCCAGATGAATGACTTGTCATCGCCCGCTGTCGTCAGTGTGCCGATCAGCGGTTGTATTCTCGAAGCGCTGCCAGTCTGCATCGTGTTATAGAAATCCGAGTGATGATGCTTCCAAGCATGTAGCTCGTCCATCAGAACAAGCGAAGCATTCAGTCCATCATAGGACTTGTCAGATCCGACACATGCGATGGTTCCTTGATTGTGGTGAAACATCACTTGCTTGTTCAAGATCTCAGATCGATTCTTTAAGTACGGTCCTTGCTCGACCATGCGGCTGATCTCGCTAAAGATGACTTTCTCGACTTGCTCTTTCTTCGTCGCAGCTAGGATCACTTGGGCGACTGCCTCCGGTGATCTTGTTTCAGGGTTGATGTCCAGCGATGCACAATAAAGAGCGATACCAGCACCGAGACAACTCTTGCCATTCTTGCGACCGAGCGAGAGATAAAACCGGCGAAAGCGTCTTGAATTGTCATCATCTCTAACCCATCCGAACAGCGAACCGATGAACATGATCTGCCAGTCTTCAAGCACGAAACTGAGACCAGCATCTTTCCCGATGCTATGCTTCAAGCACATCGGAAAGAAGTCGCAGGCGACACTCGCGAGCGTCTCATCGAAGTGATAGGGAAACCCAGCCGACGATGTGTTCTCGATGTCGCGCTTGTGTCTTTCGCAAGCAGCGATCACCGACTTCGAAGCGATCTGTTCACCGCTCAGAACTTTCTCGACGTAGGCATTCAGCCGATGCAGCACACCAGATGCAATCACTGGGCGATCCTCCCGAGCAGCGACTCGAACTGATCGACTTGCTTTTCGACGTTCAAGGATCGAAGACGACTGCGAGCCGATGGTGTTAGCCCCATCTCTGGGCGAAGACGATCCATCTGCTGCGCGTACTTGTGAAGTTCTACCGACAGATGGTTCTTTCGTATCGTCACTGAGTTGCCATCGCGTTCGATGATCGCTGGTCCGGTCTGGCGAACGAGATCGAGGCACCTTCGCCACTGGCTGTAGGCGATGCAGTAAGCGGCGAAGATCTCGCGACAATCACTGCTCAGAACGCCCAGCGTCTGAAAGTCGCCGATGAGTTCGTTCCACTTCTCTTTCGCATGGTGATCGAAGTAGTCTGGCATCTCTGGCGCAGCGCCATCGGCTCGCGGTATCAGATCATGATCAGCGTATCGCTTCGGGTTGCGTGAGATCGCTCCCGATCGTTCGGCGAACTCGATGGATTGTGCTTTCTGACCACTCAAAACTGAGTAAAACCTTCAACTTGTGTAAAAAAAAGCAAAGA